TAACAAATACAAGCAATTCCCTGTCTGGTCAGGCCGAGAAGGTCGAGGCTCTAAGGGCTGGTTTATTTATCCAACGCTTCGCAAGATTCAACCGCAGATCGTTGCTAAATGGACAGAATCATTTGATAAGATTTTGAAGGAGTGGGGCTAATGGCAACAGGTACAAGAGCATTAACGCTCAAGCTTCTTGCTGATGTCGATAACTTCACTAAGAACCTTGATAAAGCCGATAAAGATGTTGCCACTTTTGGCGATAAAGTTTCAGACTTTGGAAAGAAGGCTGGATTAGCATTTGCAGCCGCAGGCGCGGCAGCCGTAGCCTATGCAGGAAAGTTAGCCATTGATGGCGTTAAGTCAGCGATCGAAGATGCAGCCGCTCAAGAAAAGTTGGCCCTTACTCTTAAGAATGTAACTGGGGCAACCGATAAGCAGATAAGCGCCACAGAAGATTACATAACAGCAACTTCTTTAGCCTTCGGTGTTACGGACCAAGATCTTCGTCCATCGCTGGAGCGCCTAGCCCGGGCAACTGGAGATGTTGAAAAGGCTCAAAAGTTACAGACAGTTGCGATTGATGTTGCGGCGGGTTCTGGCAAGTCACTCGAAGCAGTTACTAACGCCATGGCAAAGGCAGCCGAAGGCAATACTGCCGCGCTTGGCAAATTAGGCATAGGACTTACATCCGCTCAACTCAAGACCATGAGCATGGATCAAATTACAGCCAAGTTAGCAGATACTTTCGAGAATCAAGCCGCAACCAAGGCCGATACATTCCAAGGCAAATTAGCCAGACTTCAAGTGGCCTTCGATGAAGGTAAGGAAACCGTAGGCGCTTACATTCTTGATGCCATAACTCCAATGGTTGATGTAATCGTTAAAAAGGTTATTCCTGCCATTGCAGATTTTACAAGCAATCTTGGAGACAAGCTTCGCCCGGTCATGGAGTTCCTAAATCCAATCATCAATGGCCTTCGATCAGCATTTAATTCAGTAAAGAATTCGCTCAACGACAACAGCGAAGAATTAAAGCCTCTTCTTATTCTTTTTAAGGGACTTGCTGATTTCTCCCGCGATGTATTAGCGCCAATTCTGGGCAAGACTCTAGGCAAGGCATTCGAAATCATCGGCGATGCGGTGGCTGGTCTTATTACCGGCATAGCCAAGGTGGTTGATTTCTTCGATGATCTTTACAACAAGATCAAGCGAGTAATCGAGATATCAAAGCAAATCGGATCTTCTCTTAACCCATTTAGCAGCGCTTCATTCGAAACTGGGGCAACCGCTCCACAGGCCGCACCAATGGCTCCATCCATGCCTAATGAGCCAATCGCGGCTTATCGCTATGTAAGCGGTGGCACAACAAACATCACCGTCAATGGCGCAATCGATAGCGAATCAACTGCTCGCCAAATCGTCAGCATTCTTAATGATTCCTCAGCTCGAGGCACACTCGGAAGCGCAGCCTTCTTTTAATGACCGCTTATACCCCAGCCTATAAAGTTTTAATTGATGGCCTTGAAGCAACTGATGTAACCATAGCCAATCTAGTTATCACTTCAGGCCGTACCGATATCAATACTCAGCCAGTTGCAGGCTATTGCCAGTTGCAATTAATGAACCTAGATAACTCTAGTTATGACTTTACAGTAGGAACTGGACTAGCAGTAGAAGTAACTGATTCGGTTGGCGCTTATGTTCCAATTTTCGGTGGCTATATCTCAGATTTTACTATTGGGGTTAACCGCGCTGGAGATCTTGGCTATACAACTATTGCGACTATTACCGCTCTGGGAGCCTTATCTAAACTTCCTCGCATCATCGATCCTGGAGTTTTAAGCCAAGATCAAGACGGCGATCAAATCTATACCCTTCTTTCAGGATATTTACTCGGTCAATGGAATGAAGTTCCAGCAGCCCAGACTTGGGCAAATTACAACCCAACCGAGACTTGGAATAATGCGGTAAATCTAGGTTTAGGCGAAATTGATCGACCAGGGGATTACACCTTGATTTCCCGATCATCCAATAACACCGACCTTTATTCATTGTGCGCCGACATTGCTAACTCGGCTTTTGGCGTTATCTATGAGGATTCAAATGGCAATATCGGATATGCAGACCAGACTCACCGCCAAGATTATTTAGCGGCTAATGGATACACAACCTTAGATGCTAACCACGCTAATGGCTTAGGTTTGGCGGCTACTACTCGAGCAGGCGATCTCCGCAATAGTTTTACTATCAATTACAATAACAACGCTAACCAGACTTATACCGCTACAGATTCAATTAGCCAAAGTTTTTACGGCGTATATGCTGAAGAATTTACTTCTCGAATTAAACATACTGCCGATGCAGAGGCTTTAGCCGATCGATACATCGAGCTTCGAGCCAATCCTTATCCAAAATTTCAGAGTATTACTTTCGTTCTTGGTAATCCTGAAATCGATGATGTCGATCGAGATGCTTTAATTAACATATTCTTGGGTCAGCCTGTGTGGATTCAGAACCTACCCGGCAATATAACCGATGGCTCGTTTCAGGGTTACATCGAAGGCTGGACATTTCGAGCAAGCCTAAACAACCTAAGCGTTACTTTTAACGCTTCTCCAATAAACTTCTCCCAAATTACGGTAAAATGGGAGCAGGTAAATGCAGCAGAGACTTGGAACACCCTAAGTCCAACCCTTACATGGATTAACGCGATAGGAGCAGTAGCCTAATGGCAACAACAACTACGAATTTTGGTTGGGATATTCCTCAATCAACTGACTTGGTAAAGGATGGCGCTACCGCCATTGCTGCACTTGGACAGGATATTGATACAGCCCTGGTCGATCTTAAAGGCGGCACAACTGGCCAAGTATTAGCAAAAGCATCTAATACAGATCTCGATTATTCATGGGTAGCCCAAGACGATAGCAACGCAATTCAGAATGCCATAGTCGATGCTAAGGGCGATTTAATTACCGCAACAGCAGCAGATACGCCAGCGCGCTTAGCAGTAGGCACTAACGACCAAGTTTTAACCGCTGATTCGACGACTGCTACTGGTCTCAAATGGGCTACGGTTGCAGGTGGCGGCGGAATGACTTTACTATCTACCACGACTCTTAGCGGTTCATCTACCACAATTAGTTCTATTAGCGGAGCCTATAAATCTTTAAGAATAGTAGTGACAGGAGTAACTAATAACACCGCAGATGGAGCGTTTTCAATCAAGTTAAATGGTTCTAGCTCAGATGGATATTTCACCACAAATGAAGGCGGCACATTCACAAACCGCCAGAACACTTTTTACTCGACACCTTCAAATGTTGATCGCACTAACGGTGTTAACATTTGGGATCTGCAACTCTTTAATTATGCTTCGACTACTTATCTAACCAAATCATATTTCGGATCATTCGAGTATTTTGCAACTGGGGCTTCTATGAAATGTGGAAGTCTTGCAGGTGGACAATACAGCGCTACTGCAATTTCAAGTCTAGTTTTTGCTAATGCCGGTGGAACTTTCTCTGCCGGAACCGTACTACTTTATGGAGTTAACTAATGAATCCAATGATCAGAATCCACGATCTAGCCACAGGTGAAGTTATTGATCGCGAAATGACTAAAGAAGAATTAGCCGCACATAAAGAAGATTTAGCCTCTATTGCTGCAAAGGAAGAAGAAGCAGCTATTGCTAAGATTGAAGAAGAGGCACCAGTAGCGGCCGCCAAGGCCGCTTTATTGAAGCGCTTGGGAATTACTGCCGAAGAAGCTGCTTTGCTACTTGGATGAAGCCTAAACTTTGCAAAGCAGGGCAACAACTTCGCGAACAGTTCGATGATTGTTTCAGCGATCGTGACCGCACCTCGGACGGCTGGATCGGTGATAGTCGGCACTCAGCTCGTAAGTCTGACCATAATCCAGATGAGCAAGGCTGGGTTCGTGCCATTGATGTTGACCGCGATTTATCAGGACGGCCAAAGCCAGACCTTATGCCCGATGTGGCGGATCAACTTCGTCTCTTGGCAAAGTCTGATAAACGCATCTCTTACATCATCTTCGACGGCAAGATTGCAAGCCGCAAAACCTATTTCCGTTGGGTTCCGTATAAGGGAATTAACAAGCACCGTCATCATCTTCACTGTTCTTTCACTAGCCAAGGTGACGAGGACGGTTCGTTTTTTTCTATCCCGCTTCTAGGAGGCAAATAAATGAATATGAAACATCCAGCAGTTATCTCAGTTGGGGCGTTTTTAGCCGTTTGGGGTACAACCTCAAACTTCTCACTCGATTACCGAGCAATCCTCGGTTCGATCGTTGCGGGTATCTTTGGATATGCCACTCCTAAAAAATGACGACTCAAGATTACTTAAATCTTTATATTGCCACACTTGCAGTAGTGGGTGGCTTGGCTGGCTATGTGATCACGCACTTGCTGTCGGAAATTAAACGACTCAATCAGCGTGTCGATGAGATTTATAACATTCTTCTCGAGCGATAATTTTAACTATGGCTCGCAAAAAGACCATCGATCTCGACACTTACTCAGCCCTCGATGCTTGGGCTATCAGCTTGCAGGAAATGTATCGCGCACTTCGCCGGGCTGGATTTGACGTTGATTTAGCCCTTGGAATCATAACTGAGCCATCTGCTTATCCTGACTGGATTCTTCCTAAACCCGATCTAATCCCACACACCTATGAAGATGATGACGACGAGGATTAAAAAATATGAAGCGGACAGTAGTGATCCCAGATCTTCAATGTCCATACGAGGACTCGCATGTTGTACGCAATCTCAGTTTATTTATTAAAGCGTTTCGGCCCGATGCTGTTCTTACTATCGGAGATGAAATCGATCTCCCACAAATTTCCCGATGGACAGAAAATACACCGGGCTGGTACGAGCAGACACTAGCTGAGGATCGCGATCGGACAGTCGATGTCCTTTGGTCGCTTTTCGAGTATTCCAAGGAAGCCCACATTGTTCGCAGCAATCATACGGATCGGCTTTACAAAGTGATCATGAAGAAGATCCCAGCATTCCTATCTCTGCCTGAATTAAAGTTTGAGAAATTTCTAAAGCTTGATGAAATGGGAGTCAAATTTTGGACTACCCCAATGCCTATCGCTAAAGGCTGGATCGCCATTCATGGTGATTTAGGCAGCCTCAATCCTAACCCGGGTTTATCTGCCCTAAATCAGGCTAAGCGCCATGGTCAGAATGTAATTATGGGTCATACCCATAGAGCGGGTAGAAGTGCCGTTTCTGAGGCTTCTAACGGGGTTTTAAGACGAGTTCTCCATGGAGTTGAAGTAGGACACGCAATGGATCTAAAACAGGCTAAATACGTCTCCACGCCTAACTGGCAGCAGGCATTCGCCATAGTTACTGAGAATGGCAAGAATGTTCAAGTTGATCTAATTTACATCGAAAAGGATGGGACATTCCAAGTCCACGGCAGGCGTTATGGACGATCTCGATAACGATATAAAGCACACGATCGATGATGCAGTCGATGAGACAGAATTGTTACCGTTTCGTTATATCAATGAACGCGGTTCTGTCTGCTAGTTATGGTCTACTTCTCTCAAGAGGCAGAAAATCTGCCGAAAGGGAGCAAGATGAGTTTATTACAGCTGATTATTTTAGCTAGTTGGTTTACGATCTTTTTCATGGCTTACAAAATTGGTCATCGAGATGGTTACATAGTCGGACGCCGATCAGTCCGTAAGCACTATGAGAAGCTAGAGAAGGTGCGGGCATGAATGCACGTGATTTTCTCAATGAAGCCAGAGCAACTATCCAAGATCGTGGTCTCGACTACGGACACCCAAGTGACAATATGGCTCGAACAGCAGCCTTGTGGTCGTCTTATCTTGAAATGCCAATTACTGACTATCAAGTCGCAACGTGTATGGCACTCGTCAAAATAGCCAGGAGCATGGAAGGCGCTAAGACTGATACTTATGTCGATCTAGCTGCTTACGTGGCTATTGCTGGACAACTCCACACCGAGGAGAATGAACTTTATGTTTAATCTAGAAGATTACGAGACAGTCGAAGAACGCCTAGTTAAGTTTTGGAAGGATCACCCAGATGGCCGCATCGATACTTTATTGGTTGACTCAACGCTTCAGCGATTTATTGTTAAGGCTTCTGTTTATCGAACTGAAGTGGACGCACAGCCTTGGACAACTGGCTATGCAGAAGAAACCGTCTCAACGCGAGGAGTTAATTCTACGTCGGCGCTTGAGAATTGCGAAACGAGTGCGATCGGGCGGGCATTGGCTAACGCAGGCTACGTTACGAAAGGCAAACGCCCTAGTCGTGAAGAAATGGCAAAAGTCAATAAGGGACAGCCAAAGCCATTCACCGAGAAATTAAACGATCGCATAATTACCGAGGTTGAAGATGATCCTTGGACTGTTAAAGCGGTCGCGCCAGCACCTAGCGCAGCTGAGGCTGTTGCCTTAGTTCAAGATGTTTTAGGGGCTACTAAGATTGATAAGAATATTCCTCATTGCAAGCATGGTGAGCGAGTATGGCGAACTGGGACAAAAAATGGAAAACCGTGGGCAAATATGTCTTGCCCGGTAACTCCGCAACGGCAAGAAACATGGGCGCAAGTCGATAGGTGCGATCCAATTTGGTATGTCATTGATGCTAATGGAGCATGGAAACCACAGGAGGCTCGATCATGAGCGGCTTACAGTTTCTAAATCAAGATGGCGAATGGGAGAAGTTTCCAACAGATGACGAATTATACGAAAAGGCACGCCAGCGAGAAACTCTCAATGCGCTGCAAGTTAGGATAATCTGTCATCTATGCAACGAACCATGTCCGTCAAACGAATTAGCATTCTGGATAGAAGGCCAAGCAATAACTTGGTCATGCAAGAAATGTCACGCAGTCAATGAGTCAAAGCCGTAAGCATCGAGGCTTTCGCACTGAGCGCGTGGTAGCAGATTATTTGCGGCGCTGGTGGGAAGGCGCCCAAGTAGGTCGAGGAGCTGGGCGAGACATACTCAATGTCCCGTTCGATTGCGAGGTTAAGGCTCGCTCAGCACTCGACATAAGGGGGACACTCCGCCAGATCGAAACTAGGACAGCCAAAAGCGGCTTATTGGGGTTTGCTTGCTTTAGGCTCAATGGTCAAGGCGAAGTTGCTGAGGAGTATGTAGCAATGCTTCGTCTTGGCGATCTGGTGGAGTTACTCAAGGCCGCCGGGTTTGAAGGTCGCAAGGATTTGTATACCGATGTTGACATATCTAAATGCAAGGGTTGCGGTGCTTATGTTTTATCGCGATCTTATTGCTTGAAATGCGAGGATGAATAATGCCAAAAGCGGGTGATGAACGAAACGTATTACCAAAGGCTTTGCATACATGCTATTGCGGCTATTCGCTTTTATCAGCTTGGGGTTTCTTAGGTCAAAAAGAAGTTAGCCGAATGATGTTAAATCACCTAGAAACGATGCATGGAGTCGAGAAGTAATGCCGATTTATGAATGGGAATGCACGAACACCGAGTTTTGCGAAAGTAACACTCGATACGAAAAGGAGTTTCCAATAAATGCTGAACAAGAGCTTGAATGTCCATTATGTCATGAGCCAATGCGCAAGATTTATTCATCAGTCCCAGTTATATTTAAAGCAACTGGTTTCTATTCTACCGATTCTAAGTAATTCGCCACGCCGTTTGAGCAGGACATATTCTCAAATGCAGAGTTTGTTCGGTACACTTACGGCTAGAAGCCATCAAGGCTTCAGAGCGCGCCCGAAAGGCGCAGCGCGCTCGGTAACCGCCGTTATTGGGATAAGTCTATCTATGGCATTCATGCCTAGATTAGAGGCTTCAATAGTGCCAAATAAAAGCATTAAACAATTAGCTGATTACCAGTTAACAGATAAGCAATATAAATGCCATAACGAGATTATCTATAAAGAATCTCGATGGAAGATAGATGCGATTGGCAACTTATCCGGGTCGAAACAAACACATGGTTATTATCAGATTAAGAGTGAATCAATTAAAGGTAAGCCCTACGATTATCAGTTTTGGATCTATTGGGATTATGTAACCAAGAGATACGGTCAGACTAAGTACGATGAACCTGATTACTGTAAAGCATTACATCATTTAATTACTAAAGGCTGGCAATGAGTAAGTTAAGTAACAAAGGTTCTACATCCGCATGGCGTAAGATAAGACAGACCGTAATCAATAGAGACGGATGTTGCCAGATGTGTGGGAGCGAAGATCGACTAAGCGTTGACCACATAATTCCTCGCACTCTTGGAGGAGATGATAACCTCTCAAATTTACAAACGCTTTGTTCTCCGTGTAATAGTAGTAAGGGGGGTAGGTTTTTTGATAGGGCAAAGACAGATCGGAAG